TGCTAGTAGGGATGCAAGTAAAAGCCTATCTAAATCTATTGAAAACATACAGCGAGATGGCGCAGATGTTGCTAACAAACAAGCCCAAGAAAGACTCAGGCAAAGACGAGAAGCAGAGTTAAAAAAAGAGCGTGCATTAATTAAGGCTTTACAGGCATGGCAACATAAAAAACAAATAAGTGACGAAGAAGCCAAGTTAAAAATAGACTTTGTAAGAAAATATGGCGCTAAAGAGTGGGAATCAGTATTAAAAATAAAACTAGACATTGAAAATATGCAGCGCAAAGACAACGAAGAATTCCAACACGACTTAAAAGCAGTAAGGCGAGTGCAAATATGGTGTTTTGTTGCTGCTTTAATCGTTACTTTGTGGCTTAAATTTATCTTAGGAGCTTTTTAATGTTTCCATTAGGCGCATTACTAGACATTGGTAGCAAGATTTTAGATAAAGTCTTCCCTGACCCTGCTCAAGCAGAGCAAGCTAAACTCAAATTATTAGAAATGCAACAGAATGGCGAATTGGCCAGAATTGCAGCAGATACCGCAGAGCAGCAAGAAATTACTAAGCGTTGGGAATCAGACATGGCTTCTGACTCTTGGTTATCTAAAAACATTCGCCCAATGGCTTTAATTGCTATTTTTGCAGGTTATTTCTTATTTGCAATGATGTCAGCTTTTGGTTTTAACGCTACTGAGTCTTATGTGCAATTATTAGGTCAATGGGGTCAAATAGTGTTTTTAGCCTATTTTGGTGGTCGCACAGCAGAAAAGATTATGGAAATGAAAAATGCCAAGTAATTTTCAAGAATGTTTAGACTTGGTGTTGAAATCTGAAGGTGGTTGGGTAAACAACGCAGCAGACCCAGGTGGTGAGACAAATTTAGGGGTCACCAAGCGAGTTTGGGAAGAATATGTAGGTCATGCTGTAGATAACCTTAAAAAACTTACCAAAGCCGATGTAGCCCCCTTATACGAATTAAAATACTGGAGACCTTGTTACTGTGAAGTATTACCTAGAGGACTCGATTTTGTTGTCTTTTCAATGGGAGTTAACGCAGGGCCAGGAAGAAGCGTTAAGCTGCTTCAGCAGTCTATTGGCTGCGTACCTGATGGCGTTATTGGCCCAAAAACAAGAGACCTTATTTCATCCAGCAATGGCGCAAATCTTGTCGCAAAATTCTCTGAAGCTAGACGGGAATATTACAAGTCATTAAAGACTTTTCCTATATTTGGTAAAGGCTGGCTTGCTAGAGTGGATAGAGAAGAAGTCGAAGCTTTGGATATGACTAAAAACGGCTAACGAATACGCATTACTTTAGCTTTTTTCATTACTAATTCGTACTCTTTTCTAGCGTTGTCATCAAGTTTGCGTAATGGCAATTCTTGGTAATACTTCCATTTAGCTAAATACTCAGGCAATTCTGATGGTGGCACATAGCCATGCAATTTCCAACGAATAGTGATGTCTGTACCAACGGGCGTGTAAATGTAGTCGTTATCCATTATTTGCTCTCCATGTGAATTAAAACAATAATTACAATAATTATTGCCCACGCTATCATTCCGCTTAATGCCATAGCAGTCATAAAAATAGTCATTTTTTAACCTTTTTTGCTGGTACTTTATATTCATCAATAGCTTGTTTAAGCATAGCTAATATTCCATATTGCACAAGAATTTCTAGGCCTGCTTTGTCAAAATGCACTAATGCGTCTGCTGACCCGTCTTTATGCTCTTTTACAATTTCAACTCTGATGTCCATACATTTCCTCATAAGTTAACCAAGGTTTTTGCTGCAATTTATAGCCAAACGCATAAAATAAAGGATTAAAGTTAGCAACAATGCGTCTTTTAGCGTCTAAAGTAGTACCACTAATCTTCAAAACATTGTCTATTTGACCTGCCAACTTAAACATATCATTCTTCAAATAAGTCATGTATTCCCATTTCCTCTCTAGCTCTAACAGACTTTAAATAGTTTTTAAGTGCTTTGTCATCTTCTTTAAAAATTTTATTAAACAGTCTGTGCGTAGCATACCTTGGCGTATGCTCGTGAAAAGTCCCATGAAGCACATAGTAGCTAAATGCGCTGCAAGCCAACTCAAACTCTTTACAGTCATCTTGCTGGTCGCACCTGTCGCATGGGGATTCGCCCTCAAAAACTCTGCGAATGTAGGTATCCATCAATACTTGGATAACTTACTAAACATGACTCTACCTTGTTGATTTTTATAAGCAAAGGTAGAAAATGCCTCGGGTGACTCATTGTGCAGCTCAAACAAAACTTCATCAATTCTTTTAGATGTAGCTTCAACATGGTCATCTGTCATTTTATCTCGCAAATCGCCATATACACCGCTTGACGCTGCTTTTAAACGCTTTTGTTGCTCTACTGATAGTTTGATATTCATACATTCGCCTCTACTTGTTTTTGAAATTTGTCCCAGTCTAGCGCAATAATCATCTCTAATACGCTAATGTCTGTGTTAGCAATACGCACATCTTCAATTTCTACATCACCTGTGTAGCCAATGTCATCTTCTGGCTCAATCATGTAGAAATCTACATCAAGTAATGTGTCGCCAACATATACTGAAGTCATTTGTAAGTCCATTTTGTTTCCCCTTGTTAAGCAGCAAAATTGCTGCGTTAGAAGTAATTTAACTCAGGTTTTATGGCAAAAAATTGACCTAGGTCAAGAAAATGAAAAATAATTTATTAAAATTTCATGCACTTATACCAATGTATAACGATGTATATTTTTTGTGGTTTTTTATACATATAGGTATCAATGTATATACAAAATATATGCCTATAAGTAGCAGGGTTGTATTTGGCAGTTAACACCAATGGGCGAGAAAGCCGCAAAATTACCCAATTACTGCATCCTACATTGGCGGCTTGACACCCTTAAATGAGGTGGGGGCTGGTATGCACGGACATACATGGTAGAAGAAAGGGGAAATCTCCTCAGCCCCCGTTGTTTAGTTTAAACCAGTTTTTAGTTTATATACGCTCAACAAATGTAGAAACATCTCGTAAGCGTTTCTGACATCTTGCTCACTATGCTCACAGATTGCTACTTCACCTGTAGTGCCATTAATATATACATTGGCGCAGCGTGCGGTGGGTGCTAGGACCTCTCTGTAGGCTGCAAGCTGCATAATGTGTTCATCGTACGGCTTAATGTCACCAGGCGTCTTTTCAGTGGTTTTAAAGTCAATGACTACACCACCACAGTCATGCTTTGATTTGCAATATAAATCGCATTTGCCACCATAGCCCTCTTGATTTACTAATGACTGCTCTGCAATCCATAACTGGGCGCCAAAATGCGCTGTAATAGCTTCATCTACTATGCGTACATAACTAGGCATGTCAGGCAAATACTCTTGACTGTAAAAAGACTCTAAAAAGTCATGTATAAGACTTCCTCTGTCTGCTGCTTCTCTTGATTTAGCTTTTGCTAAATATAAAATTCTATCAACATACTCTTTTTTAGACTCTTGTAATCCTCTAGGATTGTCTGCTGCTGCGAGTAATGCTTGGCTCTGCTTCCATGTATCAAGGCCTGGCTTTGATAATTGGCCAATAATTGTTGTAACGCTTGGGACAAGTGTACCAGGTGCTGCTTTTGCGTCCCTGAGTGTTGTGCTTCTTTCTTTGCCGTTTTTACCAATGGTTGTATAGCGTGACTGCCCGGTTTGGGCGCAATACCAATGCTCTGACATAAATTTCCCCTTATTTGCATAATGTGTAATTAAATACACATTTTTAAAATTGCTCGTCTATCTTCGTCACTAAGACAGCACTCAGCACAACGCTCAATAACGCAATTAATAACATCATTTAAGTCTTTAGGCTCAAAAGCAATTAATTGTCTTTCTTCATCAACATTAAATTGCTCCATAATCAAATTACTCTTTTCTGCTAGTAGGCTACTAATTGCGTTATTCATGTTAGCCCCTAGAATGGTACATCATCTTCAATAGTGTTTTTAGGCAACTCATTGCTGCCCGCTTCAGTAAAACCTTTAGGTAGCTTTTCTTTACCTATTGAAACGCTGAAAAACTTGCCTTTTTGGCCTTCTTTAACCCACGCTGAAAGCCAATGCTCTTTTCCATTAACCATAATTGTGCCCGAATAATCAGGATGAGTTTCACTTGTTTTGCGGTCATTTTTGAATAGTGAGCCACTACCTTCTTTTGGAACATAAGCCATTTCATACCCCTTAAATTTCGATTGATTTAACTACTGGTTTGTTTACTGGTTTGCTTGCTGGATTACTTGCAGCGTTGCCATCATCATCTGCTTGCACTACACCTACTACTGCTGCTAATGCGTACCTACGCATATAGGTTATTGCAGAGCCTGCGCCTTGTGCGTCTGCTTTAGTAACTGGTACTGACATCTCTTGACTCATCCATTCGCCAGACTTGTGACTAATAATTGTAGTCAATGACATAGACTTGTCTAATTCTGAATATAGTCCAGGAAACTGCATAATTGCTATGCCATGCGCTGAAAGCAAGTCACGACAAGCGCCCCATACTGACTCTAAATCAGCATATTTAGATTTAAAAAATGGGTTAGCAGAGTCTTTAATTGCATGGGACATTTTGCCCTGCACATAAGACAAAGCTACTGTTAAATTTGCAATACTTTCTGATTGATTAATCATTTTGCACCCCCAAAAATTGTGCCAAAATCATTGATAACATCACGCAATAACGGGTTTACATGATTATTGCGTTGTTTCCAACGATTAGGTTTGCCACACGCTTGACGAATACAGTCAACTTGCTCTTGTGTAAGCAGTTCGCCACCATACTCCATGCAGTCAAGTGCTTCTTCTAAAAATTCTTCATGCTCAAGCATTAATTGGTTTAATTCACCCATCTAAATTCCCCTTAGATACATAGCGAAATTGCTATAGAAGAATATTAACACAAGTAAATTAAAAAAGTTAAAGTTATGCAAATAAACAACATATAAGTTAAACTCTGTGAATGGACAAACAATTAAAACTTACAGACAGCGCAATTATTGACCTTTTAGGTGGTACCGCAAAAGTAGCAAGAATGTGCAAGGTTGACTCAGCAGCAGTTTCTAATTGGCGCATTAGAGGCATACCCGCAGATAAATATATGCTGCTAGGCGCAAGAATAGAAGAAACAAGCCATGGACTTGTTACTCGCCAAGACTTATTCCCTAAAAACTTTTATTTGATATGGCCAGAGCTGTTGCCAAAAAGCAACGCATTTGGCGAGCAAGACGAAGATTAAATTATTTTTCAAAAACTTGACCTAGGTCAAGAAAATTTGTTGCAAGATGGGTGAAACTACATACATCGAAACGCATTTAAGGGGAAATTAAATGAAACAAAACTTTCAAGACTCTACTGGTAATTTAATCGAGTATCAGATTCAAAAAAATAAAAACAAATTTATTTGCCTTGTTAATCAACATGGCGAGTGGATTGCAATGGCTGTTGGTAAAACAATAGAAATTGCATTGTTAACAACTATGAATAAATGGGATAATTTAGGGGAAACAGCATGAAAACTTTTAAATGGGTTGTAGAGTTTGAGGTTGCGGTGACTTGGGTTGAAGATGGTTTTAATCTTACTCAGGAAAGAGCTGAAGACATGATGGCCAATGCTTTGCCGTTTGCTTATGGCTCAGAGTTTGCAGCAAAAATTATTAAAGCGCCAGACGAAAAATCAATTTTAAAAACACAGGGGTACACAGCATGAAAGACTTTTTAGGAGCTTGTTTATTGGGCGCGGTTTTAGGTGCTATGTTTGCTTATGGCATACCAGCTAAAGCGCAGACTATTCAACTGACTGACAGTCGTGGTTATAGCCAAGGCACAGTCCAAATCAACGGCAATACAGCACAATTTGTAAATCCACAAGGTTACACAACGCAGACTGCCACGCTATATCCTAATCAAATTGTTATACAAAACTCAAATGGCACTACTGTTGTTGGCACACCAAGTTATACTGTGCCGCCAAGTCCAACAACACCAATGTCGCCTAGAGTTATGCAATGAGTTTTACTATTTATACGCATGATGGCATGAAACAAATTCAATGGTTTTTTAATATGGATGAGCTTATTAAAGCAATGTTAAATAACCCTAAAAATCATTACCACAGAAATTCTAATTAAACATGAATTTTTACCCATTTCATATTGGTGACTACATAAGTCATACCAGTCATTTAAGCGATGCAGAAGATTTAGCATATAGACGCTTGATTGACCTTTACTATCAAACTGAAGCGCCATTTCCACATGAATTGACAATGCTTGCACGAAAAGTTAAGTCAAACTCTGAAACAGTAGATTTGTTGCTCAATGAGTTTTTTGAATTTATTGACAATGAATGGCACAACACAAGAGCAGACAAAGAAATTGCTAAATATCATGCTATGCAGAATGGGGGTCGCAAAGGCGCAGCTATAAGATGGTCAAAGGGTGGCGATAGCCCCCCTAATGATAAGCCAATGCCAACCAAGAACCAAGAACCATTAACCAAGAACCATATAAAGACTACTACGCCTGAAGGCGTGTCTGATGATTTATGGAATGAATTTTTGGCTTACAGAAAGCGTCTTAAAGCACCTATTACAGACAGAATAACAAAGCGTCTAGTAACTGAAGCAGAGAAAGCAAAAATGCCTCTTACTGATGTTTTAGAGTTAATTATGTTTAAAGGTTGGCGCTCTTTTGAAGCGTCATGGGCGCAACAAGCAGAGCAAAAAGCAAAAGAATTACCTTTAGGCACAAACGAACAAATCATGCACGCTTATGAGCATGAATGTGGCAAAGACCCAAAACAAGCAAGATTTAACAGTTATTACGATATGAAGCAGTTTATTATTACGCAGCGAGAAAAGGGGATTAATCGTGTTTAAGCAGCCAACATTAGACATATTTGACAGCAACGAAGAAGCACTTATTGAGTCTGCATACACTAAAAAAGTGTCTGTGCCTGTTTATGTACCTCAATACCAAAAACCAAGCGTGTATGAGTTATTTGACCACATGAAGTCTATGCAAATGATTAAACGCATAAACGAGTCAAATGTGTCAGCAGAAGATAAAAAATTTCTTATTTATGCTGCACAGCGTCATATTATTTTTAACTTTTCAAAGATTGCAGACTACTACGCTCACTCAAGCGCAGAAATGCAAGACTTGATGGAGCAGTCAGCGTTAGTCATTGTTGACTTTGACAAAGCTATTGAAAACGGGTTTGCAACACTAAACAACGAATTGTCTAACGCTTATTTAGAGGAACAAAATGCTGGCTAATCAAATATCTATTGAAGA